TCGCCTTCGCCACGGCGGACTGTGACCTTCGCTGCGACCGGAGGGGTCGGCGCAATCCACACGTCATGCCAGACGCCATCCTCGCCGCACCAGAGGGTTTCCGGCTCGCTGAACAGCTCGTGGTTACGGTCCGCCGCGCGACGCGCGATGGTACGGAAACCATCGATGCCGACTTGGATGGTCTGCTTCAGCATATAATTGCCGTTCTGGTCTTTTTGACGGCGGTTTATCATGTAGATCTGGCGGTTGAACGGGTCAAGGCCGGTGCGCTGGCATTGGTGGAGGAACACGGCAAGGTCGGCTGGTGTGGCTCCCTGTACGCCGATCTGAGCCAACGCCGCCAGTTGCCGTTGCGTGAATACGTCCTGATTGTCTTGGATGGTGAGTTCGTTGCTCATTCCTTGGTTTCCTTCCCGGTGTTGTTTTTCGATCCGTCAGTGAGCAGTAGGCGCATGACGGTTGGTGCGAGTTCCGCGCTGAACAGTTTGTCCACGAAGCCGCGCGTGCTGCGGAACGTGACCACGCCCGGCCTTCCCGTCTTCCATTCCACGCCGTCCGGCAGTTCGCCGTCGTGGTCGCGGATCATGTCTTCGAGGTATTTCGCGTCCATTGCTTCACGTCT